AAGCAATTAATGCGTCAAGGTGTAATGTCTTGTGAAAATCCATGGACAATAAGATATTGTAGGTCTGCTTATTTTGTTAAACTTAAGGATAAAACAGAGTTTACTCCTTGGAAAGGTATGCGGATAAATATCAAAGATGGAACTCTTGTTAATAAGCCTAATAGAATATCTAGGAAATATTATAATACAGCTAAAGAACAAGATAAAGTTCACCGTAAACGTAATCGTCTTGCCAATAAAAATAACGCTGAAGCACTTAAACGCTACAGAAAAGCTGGTGGTAGTACCACAGAAGCCAGAGATGGTTGGAAAGATGGTCGTTGGCACAGAGCTGAAGTAGGTGCTGGTACTGAGAATATTAATTGGGATATGATTCCTATGGATGATATGTTTAAACATCGTAATGCAACATTAAGAAGTAATATTCTTGAACATTATGGAATAAATGCAGTGTTAGAAACATTGGACTATAATACTGTTGATATTGATTTCATTGATGGACGTGAATATAAACTCTTAGATGTATTAATACCCAATCTAGCTAATAGACAACAAGTGAGCGAAAGATGTTTATACCTACAAATGCTTAATCCATCTACTGGAGAAAGTCATTTTGAAGGTATACAGAATGTAGGTGGTTGGAATGCACCTAAAGAAGCTACTGTAAAAGCAGCTCTTTCTTGGCGTGATGGAGATAGAGATATGGTAGTAGGTAATGACTGGAAAGATCGTGATAAAGATGTTCATTACATAAAACCAATCAAGTTAACATAAATAAAAACAATGATTTGTAGATGCACCGATGAATCAGGTCTAAGTCGTACATAATTTTGGTCTTAGAATGATAAAAATGCTGGGCATCCCTAATAGGTTATTGCTGTAATAAAGCTAGCGTCCTATTATATGTTAGACTATAAACATACACGGTTAGAGACTTGATTGCGAGTCTAGGGGCTAACATCTACAATTAAACAAGGAGAGAAACAATGAGCGTTAACTGCTTATCATATAGTTGGGATCTGACTCCTAAATGGGATGGAAAATATCCAACAGAAAGTCCAAAATCTTTAGAATTTAGTATATATTTAGGAAAGATATGTTTTCTAAATCTTACATATGAAGTAGATGGTGTTATGGAAAATGTACTTGCTGAAGAAATGGATATAAAGCAACTAAAATGCTTATATAATATGTTAAGAAGTGTTTTTGAATCTTATGAAATAGGCACTTTTAAACTCGAAACAAAGGAGAAAAAATGAATCCATATCTACCAATAAGAAAAGTACCATTAGATTATAATGGTATATCATCATCTGCTTATTCAGTTCAGATGCAACATCCAAATGAAAAAATTGCTGACAATGCTGAAGTCAGAGTAAATGGCTTTGGTGAACTTCTTAACGCTGATTGGAAAGAAACAGGTGTTGTAGGTCATAGCTACCTTCTAGTAGATAATGATAGTGTAAGAAAAGCAGCAAATCAAGTAGCAGAAGAATGCAACCTAACGTTCACCCATGATAAAACGTTCTTTAACGGCCGTAGTTATGCCTATTCAATGAGATCTGACCATGTGTGTGGTGAAGTAGCCCAAAACGATGATGTAGCCTTAGGGATGCAATTCTGGAACTCTTATGATGGGAGTAAAGCATTTGGCTTTGCAATGATGTTATATAGATTAGTATGTACTAATGGTATGATGAGTAAAGATCATTTCAATACATATAGATTTAAACATCAACCATCTAATGAAAACTGGGAAGAAAGTCTAAAACAGGTAGTAACTAATATAAATAATCTAAGTAATGGGTCTCAAGGTCTCGATGATCTTTTAAGGAACCTTAGATCTCTTAGCAATTTAAATGTTACTACTGATGAATTAGGTAGACTTAGACATAATTATGTAAAAGATATTCCAGTTCAATTATGGGGTAATATTGTAGATAATTATACTGATCCTCATAATCATATTGATCATAATGGATGGACATTGCTAAATACTGCTACAGATCTCTTGTGGCATAAAGAAAAGCCTACTGTATCCAGCTATAGTCAGAATGCTGTTATAGTTGATGGATTATGTAGAGCAGTAGCATAAACTTATTCGGCCGACTGCTTGAGTAACGGAATAGGCTTGTCTGGCATACGCAAGGCTGAGGATTTAAAACGCATGCGGATCGTGTAAGCATAGTATGCCAAACTTTGTATTGTAAAAAAGCATAAATATTTGTAAATTTACTATGTGAGATAAATCACATTCCAACCATAAAACCACAAGGAGAATCAATGAAAGTACTCTACTTTGACTTAGAGCATGGTAGTCAGACACTTGGTGGCCCCGAAATGTTAAAAACATTATTTGGTCATCATATGTTAGCTCCATCAACCTGGGATGCATTCCAAAATATATTAAAAAGTCTTTATACCCATAAAGAAACAATAATCACAAAGAAAATTGGGCCTATAGAGGTGAAAGAAGAATCTATTAAAATAACACCTAATCCTGGTGTCGATATAGATGCTTTTGTGATAGATACTTTTTCTGAATTATCTAAAAAATTTCAGAGAAGTTTAGTAAATAAGAAAACTGGTACTATGAAATTACAAGATTGGGGAGTCCTTAAACATAAACTTGACGGATCTCTTGATTATATTTCAAGAATACCTGGTATTGTAGTATGTAATTGTCATGGCAAACTTCAAACTATGGATGATGGTAATAATAAAATCATTCCATATATTGATGGCTCAACTAAAGAAGATATAGCTAAATGGTTTGACTTTGTATTTTATACTACAACTGAACTTAGTTTAAATGGAGAACCTAAGTATTTTTGGCATACTGGTCGGACTGAAAAATATGATCATGCTAAAGACAGAACACAACTTCTCCCAATCAAAATACCACAAGATTATCAGCTTCCAATAAAAGCTGCCAAAGAAAGAGGATTTGAAGGATGTAAAATTCTTATCATTGGTAGTCCTGGAAGCGGTAAAACATATGCTCTGCAAACTTTGGTAACTGCAACTAAAAAAAAATTAGCTCCAGTTGATCCTAAGGATCTTGTATCAAATGTAGTAGAGACTAATAATCAAGTAACACAAACCACAAATGGAGTAAATGTATGAGAACTATAACCTTATTTGAAAACTCTGCCGATTATACTATTGGATGGCATGAATTAACAATTGCTACAGCTAAGTATGGCAAGTCAAATGACACCCCTGTATTAGATGTTACGTTTGAAGGATATCCTGATAATTTTAATATGCGTACATGGGCAAAGCATAATGAAAAAACTAATGAAGAATGGCGTATTGCTAGGTTATTTCGTTTTGCTAATGCTGGCATAACTGAAGTATTGGAAGAAGATGGAAAGAAACGTATTGCTTTAAATGATGATGCAGATCAACTTGTTGGCAAAAGACTTAATGTTCTTTTCTACAAAGAACCTGTTGTTATTGGTGGAGAAGAAAAACAGTATTCTCGTGTATATAGTACACCTGCACCAACTGTTTTCTCCAACCCAGCTGAATCATATGATGAAGATGCAGTTCGTAGGTTTAAAACGAGAGCAGAAGAACAATTTGCTAACTATGGTAAGGGTACTTTATCTACAAATGGTACTACAGACAAAAAGTTAGTTACTGCAGATAATGATCTTCCATTCTAATTAGTCTGACCTAATAGTCAATAAACAAATACAGAGAGGAGTCAATATTATTTCCTATTATAGGAATTAATAGCTCCTCTTTGTATTTAAAAGGAGATATAATGAAAATTTTTAATTTAGCAATTGAAGTGCAGCGTATGTTAAAAAAACATCCTGTATTGCGTGATAACGATAATAGGTTAATAGCAAATATATGGCTTAGAAGGATTCCTAATATTAATGAACTTGATGGAAAAGCATTATTAAAAATGATTTCACAAGGAAAGCTTCCTAGTTTTGCATCTATTGTTAGATGTAGAAGAAAAGTACAACAAGAAGATAAAACTTTGCGTGGAGAATTGTGGGAAAAAAGACATAAAACTGCAGAGGATATTAGAAAAAGTATTGGAACATTTAAACTAAGATTAGAAGAGAATAAAATACCAACATCTTTTAATAGATGGGAGGATAAACCTAAATATGATTAAAGAAATGGCTTTATCAGTACATAATAGACATCATTTCATTGAATCAACTAAAGTATCTGACTGGCAAAATATGCCAAAAGATACATTTATGAGCTTATATGACTATGATGACTACATTAAAGATTTTTTTCGTAAACATAACAAACTATCTGGTTATGATGGATTGTTATATATACCAGATGAATTTCTTCTTGATGTAGATGGTGCTTCTCCTGAAGAAGCTAGACAAAAAACCATTGGGTTAACAGTACTTTTACAAGATCTTCTTATTCCATTTAATATTTATTTTTCTGGTACTGGATTTCATGTAGGAATACCATCTACAGCTTTTAGATGGAAGCCAGATCGAAATTTACATATTAAGGTTAAACAAGCATTAACACATGCAGGTATTTTTGAATATGCAGATCATTCTGTTACTGATAAAACACGTATTATAAGATTAAATAATACCAGAAATAGCAAATCAGGAAAATGGAAAATATGTATTGAACCTAAAATGCTTCATGGTGATATAAATCTTATTGTTAAACAGGCTACATTTCCTTCTAAGTATCATATTGAATTGCCTGAATGCGAACCTGTATTTGATGTATTTACAGAAACAAAATCAAAAGAAAAGGCATTTGTTGATGGTACAAAGTTGGGTAGAAAGCCAGATCCTATTAATTATCCTTGTATACAAACTATGATGAGTGGAGTTAATACAGGTAGTAGACATGGATCTGCATTACGTATAACTGCCCATTTAAGATGGATGTATCCAGAAGTAACAGTAAGAACAGTAATGGAAAATTGGCGACAAAGAGTAACTACAGATAATAAGCCTTTTACAATAGATGAGATGGAATCTATCATTGAAAACTGTTATACTGGTCATGGTGGTACTGGGTATCGCTATGGTTGCCAGGATGTGTTAATGGATAAGCATTGTCAAGATACTTGTAGATTATATAAAGCAAAAGCTGGTAATCTTGTAATGAATGCTTCTGATATGGAAAAGACACTAATAGATTTTTATACTACTGATTTAAAAGGTATAAATCTTGGTGAACCATATGAGCAGCATTTTCCTGTTTATCCTGGTGAAGTAGTAATTGTACAAGCTCCACCAAAAGCAATGAAAACAATGTTGCTGCAAAACTGGATTAACTATTTCAAAAAGCCTACATATTTCATGGAAATGGAAATGTCTCCAAGACAAATGTGGTCTAGGTTTGTGCAAATAGAAAAAGGTTGGACTGAAGAAGAATTGCGAGAACATTACAAAGCAATGCGTAATGGTGTTTCAGATGGATTTAATTGGCTTACTATAGATTATTCAGCTTGTTATCCATTTGAAATACAAAAACGAATTGCTATGTTGCCTCGTAAACCAGAGATTGTTGTTGTAGACCATATGGGTTTACTTAGATCTAAAAAACAAGATAATAACATGAAGGTAGAAGAAGCTTCTCAAGCTCTTATGGAGCTTGCTGTTCAACATAATCTTATAGTATTTGCTGTAAGTGAAATAACTAAATCTGCTTATGCAGAAGGTATGAATCTTGCATCATCAAAAGGTTCATTCCGTATTGCATATAATGCAAACAAAATAATCAGCATCAATCC